GTCCAACGGTTCCAGCACGTCCGGCGCCGGCAACGCCGACAGATCCACGATGCTCATACGCTCACCTCAAACAGAAAACGGTCACCGAGGTACTCGCCGGCAATGCTCAGATTGATTTGCCCGCCCAGCACCGAGAGCGCGCGGACGCGCTCCAGCTTGACGCGCGGCTCCCACCGCCCGATCGCGCGGACCGCCTCGGCTTGCACCGAACTTTTCCAGCCTTCGTTAATCGGCATGTCTACGTACAAGGGGATTTTGCTGCCGTACTCCGGCCGCTGCCGGCGACTGCCCAGGCGCGTGCCCAAGATGTCCGCGATAGACTGCCGCAGATGCTCGATGCCGGAGATGGGTTGGCCGGTGTGGCGGTCCATTCCGATCATCTATCTCACTCCAGCGGTTCGAATTCTTCGTGGGCTTTCAGGTAGCTGACCGCCTGCTCATCGGACGCGGAGACCTCGACGCAAGCCTTGGCGACCGGCAACGTCCGTCCCGATTCGGGAAGGACCAAGGTGCGCGACGTGTACACCCGGTCGCGAAATTTCATCGTCAGATCCGCCGCCCGTTGCGGCTGCGGCTGCGGCTGCGGCTGCTCAATACTGCGAACATCGTTTGTCTTCGCCATGATTTCTCCAGGCATGAAAAAGCCCGCATTGGGCGGGCTTGGATGGGTTAGTGATTAGTGCGAGTGATGGTTGCTGTTACCCGTGGCGTCGATGATCGAAGCGTCACTGGTGATGTTCTGCGTTGCGTGTAACGCTCCGTCGATGGCCACCGCGCCGACCAGTTTGATGGCCGCTGCTTTGACCGTTGCCGAACCCGGCGTCAGCGCCACCTCAGTGCCGCCGACTTTGGCCGTCACAGCGTTATCCGTAACGACCACCTCAGCACTGCCGACCTTGATCGTCACCGTACCGGTGGGCAGGGTGATCGTGTAGCTCTTGGCCTCCCAGTCATAGACCAGCGAACCGCCGTCGTCGAAACGCCAAACCTCCACATGGTCGCGGTTATCCGGCGGCGCGCCGGCATTGCCGTACAGCCCCGGGATAAAGGTGCCCATGCCAGCCTGACCGCTGGGGTTGAACAACACCCCCTGCTCGCCCAGGCTCGGCGCCCGCCAATGCCGCGCCTTACCAGCCGCGAGGCTGTGCCAGCGCACCCAGGCGCTGCTCCACTCGCCATTCGACACTCGCACCGCCGGCCCCGTCAGATCCACCCCGACCACCACGCAGGGCATCAGCATGGCCGCGATCATGCGGTCATGCTCGGCACTGGCGTAACTCATAGATCCTCCGGCTTGACCGGACCATCGCCCGACTCAATGTCGAATATCAGCGAGCCCGGCGGCTCATTCGGCCATGGCCACTCCTCAACACCCAGGTAGAGTTGCTGAGTCCATTCCACTAACCAGACCACGTAGCCATCCAGCTCTGGCTTGGTCCAGTCCTGCATGGCCTGGACGAACTCGGCAGGTTCGACTGCAACTCCCCATGTTTGCATGCGCAGCAACACGGCCAATTGCGCCGCCAGGTGCACGGCCTGTTGGCAGTGCTTTGGACGAATTGGATCAACAATGATCCGTGCCTCGAACTTGCAAATCAGGGTGGTCTCGCCAGTGCCGATGTCCACACCAGGTTCCATCTCGGCCAACTCGATGAACACCGCCGGCAGTGCAATACGGTCCTTGATGTTGGGCCACGCCGTCACCGCTTGGACGCCCGGCAGATGAGCCTTCAGGATCTGTTCTATTGCCCGGTAGAGCTGGTCGAGACTCAAAGGCTCGTCAGACATTCGCCGTCCCCTTCAAATACTTTTGCAGCTCAAAGTTGAATTCCTGCCGCAGGATTTCCAGCAGGCGCGCATCAGCTCGTTTAACCCAACTGTCGAAGTGCGGCCGGGCTTGTTCCAGTGACACCTTGGCTTTGGCCAGCGGAAAGCGATTACCGTTTTCCGCAACCCACCCCGAACTGGGTCCACCGCCGGACGACACGGTGCTGTCGGGATAGTCATCCGCATTGAAGTGCTTGCTCGCGGTACGAATCCAGATGTCGGGCTTGTTGCCGTAGACCTTCTTGAGAAAGGCGCCCTGGTAACGCCGGCCGGCCACCGACACGCCACTACCAGACTGCCGTGCCCGGCCGATCCGACTGGACTCGATGGCATTCAAACCGAACCACAACTTGCCGCTGGTGGCCCCGCCGGAGACCGGGTAGCTGCGCAAACGCTGACGAACCGCCGCCACCGCAATGCGTTCCTGCCGACTGACTGCCCGGGCAATGTGCGTGCGCAGCCAACCCAGCGTTTTGTTGATCGCCCGACGTTGGGCAACGGCGGCCGCCTTGGGCACGAGCTTGGCGAAGTCCTGGAACGCTTTCAGGTCCGCCGTAGAGGACTGGATGGAAATCATCCCGCCACCGGCCGAGGGCTTGAAGTAGCTGCCGACACTCATGCGCGCATCCTCAGGATCAAGGCGACCAGGCCGTCACCGCTCGGTTCCAGCTGCAGCAGGTCGTAATCACCACCGCCATCCAGCGCGGGGAGATCGACGCTGACCAGCATCCCTTGCTGCAAACCGTCCGAGTCACTGACGCGGATCTCGAACCGGGGCTCACGCAACCCGGTGTTGAGCTTGCCGAACTGGGGCTGTAGCCAAGGCGCCGCGAACATTCCCAGCACGGGTTCCGCTCGGCCTTCGATTCGGGCGCTGTCGCCTAGCGTCTCGAACACCACCGCATCGACGTCGGCAATCAGATCGCGAAAGCTCACGTTCAGAGCTCCAGCAGGATCTGTGCAAGTGGCCTTGTGCACAGGTGCAGCGGGTTCGACTGCGCTTCGCCGGCCATGCCTTTATTGAACGGCAGCGGCTCGATTTTGCTGTAGTACGGCACGCCTTCGGTGTTGACGGTTTCCATGTAGTCGGCAGGGGCAAACACCGAGATGTACAGGTCCGGCACACCTTCGGGAATCAGCAGCGCCTTGTCGTCATGAATGAAGGTCACGCCAGCAATCTTGCCGCGATAGCGTTCAAACACGATGCCGCCGAACTCGAAGCTTTCCCGGGCATCGCCACGCAGTGCCGCCGCTTGTTGGCTGTTAAGGAACGTTTCCTTGACCGACTGGTGGACGACCAACTCGTTCCAGAAGTTTTTGCCACACAACGCACGCGCACCGCTGCTGGTAATACTGCCCAGAGCGTCCTCTTGCAGATCCAGCGCTTCACCGCATTTGACACGCAGTTCGGTACTGGCATTGGTCAGTCCCATGGACATTTTCTTACGCGTCACGCCGAACGTCTTGTAGATGTCGAGCAGAACGGTTTTGCCATCTGCGTCCAGGATCTGACCATTCAACGCCCCCATACGCTGAAACTCGTGCGTGGCATCGAGCTGGCGGCGAGCCTTGGCCAGGCGCTTGTTGACCACGTCCTGCACCGACTGAAGCTCGGAGCGAGTACCAAAGGCACGAATGCCCTGTATTTCGTCGGCCTTGATGGTGAAGCGCTGCGGCAGATGAACGGTGTTGAAAGGGATCATGTTGCGCTTGGTGCCGCTGACCACCAGGCCAGACGTACCGCGCTCACCGGCCGGCACCAGCGCCAGGGTGTCGCCGTCCTTTTCGATTTGAACCGTCAGGGTGGTGATGCCCTCCTCCTGAAACAACCCAAGGCTGCTGATGCGCCCCGGCAGGTATTCCTGTTCGTTGATGGCGGCGGTCAGCGAAGAGACCGAGAACGCATCATCATTAAAAATTTCAATGTCAGCCATGTAGCTATCTCCAGAAAGCAAAAAACCCGCACAGGGCGGGTTGAGTAATCGAGGTGATTGACTTAGCGGACGATCAAGAAATGGGCAGCCAGGGCTTTTTCCGCGGCTGGATCGAGGCCGGTCAGGTGGGCTTCGCTGATCTCGGCCAGACGCACCACCGCACGTCCGCGGCGGACCACATCCGACTGGCCAAGTGGACCGTAGAGAATGGCGATCGCGTTTTCGCTGCCATCTTCGGCAGTCGGGTTATACGGTGCGAACTCGCCGGTCGCGCTGACCAGACCGAGAATTTGCCCCGGCTCCAAGGCGGGACCGGCCGCGACGTTGATGGCTTCGCGGGAAATGGTGCCGGCCGCTTCAGACAGGAGGAATTCACCTCCGTGCATCGGCTCTCGTTGAATCGTCATCGTCTTACTCCTGTAGCGGATAGAGGTTTACCGGTATGCGCGGCTTGGCGGGCGGACCAGATTGAAGGCTGATCGATTTGTTTGGCTTGCACCTTGGGTACCGGGTCATTGTCCAGCGGTAGGCTGTTGTCAATTTCAAAGCCCTTGCCGCTGCTGACGATCTTGTCGAACAGTCGCGCCCTAACTGCTGCCACATCCAAACCAGCCGCGACATATTCAGCAGTGAATTCCGGTAATCGTGCGGCAACACACAGATCATTCACCGCCTTGGCGCGTGTCAGGCCGGCCTCCACAACCGCCTCGCTTTCGAGCTTGGTGGAACTGAGCAGTGGCGCGACCAGGTTGTTTATCCCAGCCTCAGCGCAACGCTGGGTGATCATCAAGGCCAGCTTGGTCGAGTCGACCTCGGGCGGCGTCGGCGGCGGGTCATCTGGCTCCAACTCGGGATCAGGCTCTGGTGGTTCGTCGAGCTGGGCCAACAGATCGGCCGGGGCATGCTGGTAACGTTGCAACACGCCGCCTTGGCCGAGACAGGCTTTGACCTTGACCCCTTCACCGACTTCATCGGCCAGCCCCAAAGCCACGGCTTCATTGGCGGTGAGCCAGGTTTCAACGGCAACCAGCCGGCGCAGCTCAACCTCATCAATGTTTGGCGCCTTGGCTTTATAGGCCGCGATGATGGCTTCCATGGTCTGATCGAGAACGTCCGCAACCTTGCGGAAGTCCTCGGCATCCCCCGTCGCATAGGTCCATGGGTTGTGGATCATCAACATGGCGTTAGACGCGATCACCACCCGGTGCGCGCCGCATACCGCTACGCTGGCCGCACTGGCGGCCAACGCATCAATTCGTCCTGTGCAACGCTCGCCCAAACGTGACAATGCGTTGTGAATCGCCAGACCGTCGAACAGGTCTCCGCCAATGCTGTTGAACGCGACAACTACTGGAGAAGTACCGTCATCCATGGCGCGCAGATCCTGCACAAATTGGTTGGCCGTGATCCCCCAGTAACCAATCTCGCCATAGACGAAAACTTCGATGGTGCGTTGTTCGGCCTCGCCGCTGGCTTGCACGGTGTACCAGCTTTTGTCCTGAACCTGGACTCGCTTACCTGCCTTGTCGTAAATGCGCGGTCGCGCTTTTTTGCTCATGGTTGCTCCTTGTCGTCGAGCGTCTCGACGGCTTCAAGGGTTGTGTAGTTGAGGCCAAGCTTCGTGGCTCGGGCCAAATCGGCGGCGTTTTCTGCGTCAACGGTTTCCGCGTCGTAGCCGGTGCGCAAGACCATCTCGCTGCGCGAAGCGAAGCCCGATTGCACTTCCATCCGCCGCGCCTGTACGTCCTGCACCGGCTGGATGTAGGCCCAGCCCTGCGGGACCCATCGAGTCCGTAGGTAGTTGCGGCGCTTCTTAGCGTAATCGTCCAGCACCAGGACACCCGACAACACGGCCATGTCCATCCATGCGGCCCGCACTGGGCGACAGAGTTGGTGGACATAGACGCTGAATTGCAGCTGTTCCAGACGGCGCCGAAACTCGTTGAGCACCACGCGCAGCGCCCGGTCGTTGACCTCGCGCATATCGCCGGTGAGGATCTCGTACGGCGTGCCCGTTCCCGCCGCAGCGGCCATCAGTTGCTGCCGCATGAAGTCCGGGTAGTTGTTGCCGGCATCTGGAGGCTTGGAGAACTCAACCTCCTCTCCTGGCCCCAGCTCCTGCATGGTGCCGGGCTCCAGCGCGACCATCGGGGTGAAGCCGTCGCGATCCAGGCTCAGCGGCTGGCCGGTGACCGGGTCTCTCGGCACGGGGCCGGAGTCCGGTGCCGGGCGACTGATAAAGCCGGCGAACAGGTTGGCTACCTCTTGGCGAAACAACACCGCGTCGTCGTAGTTGTCGAGACTGCGCAGGCGCTTCAGCACCGGCGACAATCGCGGTACGCCGCGTAGTTGGCCGGGTTCGACCGGTTCGAAAATGTGCAGAACCTGTGAAGCAGGCACCCGCACCAGTTGGTTGTAACCGGCGTTCAGCGACGACGCATCGCGCGGGTGCGACAGGTACATCCAGTAAGCCATCCGCTTGCCGTTGGGCGTAAATTCGATCCCGGCGCGGACGATATTGCCGGTTTTGGTGGTCTCGAACTTGTCATGCGGCACGAACTCCGGCGCGAGTATCTGGAGCTGAAGCGGAACGGCAAGACCTTCATCCAGACTGCGCGGTCGCAAGCGCACAAAACATTCGCCCGAGGTTTCTACCGTGCGAGCCGCCAATGCTTGCTGGCCATAGAAGTCGGTGCGCTCGTCGGCGTCCGATTCATCGACCCAATCGTCCCAGAGCTCCTGCAGCAATTTGCGCAGGGCTTCGTCGTCGGTTTTCGGCCTTGGCGTAATGCCCGTGCCGATCAAGTTACTGACGCGTTTGTCGATCACGTTGAAGGCATACGGGTCGTTGCGAACCGCCGCTCGGGAACGCGACCGCAGGTTGCGCAGTGCCGGGGTGTTGATGCTGTTGATCCCGTTGTCGGGAGCATCCCAGC